TTATACAGAAAATTTACATATACACAACAATCAAGTTATCGTTTAGACCATATCGGAACAATAGAGGTAGGGTTAGGTAAGGTCGAGTATGAAGGCACATTAGATGATTTATACAGAGATGATATTGATAAGTTTATTGAATATAACTTAAATGATGTTGAGATAGTTAAAGCTCTTGACCAAAAGTTTAAACTCTTGGATTTAGCTCGTGCTGTATCACATTTAGGTAGGATACCTTATGAAGAGGTTTACTTTAGTTCTCGTTACATTGAGGGTGCTATGTTAGTCTATCTTCGTAGTTTAGGTTTAGTTGCTCCAAGTAAACTACCTACTGCTAGTTATGATGGTTCAGAGTCGAGGTTTAGTGGTGCGTATGTTAAGTCACCGATACCAGGTCGTTACGATTGGGTATTTGATTTAGATTTAACATCTATGTATCCGAGTATTATTATGTCTCTGAATATGTCGCCAGAAACTAAAATAGGTAAGATAAATGGTTGGGATGCGGAAGAATTTATTAAAGGGGAAGAGAAACACTATTCTGTTGAGAAAGACAAGAAAGTTATCAGAACCTTTACAAGTGGAGAACTTAAAGACTTCTTCAACAAGAATGAGATATCCATTTCATCAAATGGTGTTTTGTATGACCTCAAACAAAAGGGAGTTATACCAGCAATACTTGAGAAGTGGTTTAATGAAAGAGTAGAGTATAGAAAACTGGCAAAGAAGTATGGTGCAGAAGGGAACGATGAATTACATGGTTATTTTGATAGACGACAATTGGTACAAAAGATTCTTCTAAATAGTCTGTACGGAGTATTGGGATTGACCGTATTTAGATTTTATGATATCGATAACGCTGAAGGGACAACCACTACAGGTCAGAAACTTATTCAGTTTACCGAAAAGGTTACAAATAGTTATTATAATAAAATCTTAAAAACGAATGAAGATTATTGTATCTACACAGATACAGACTCGGTTTTCTATTCTGCTCTACCACTTGTTAAGAATAGGTTTCCAAATGCTGATGTCAAAGATGAAAAGTTTATGACAGAACAGATATTGGATATCGCTGACGAGGTTCAGGCATACATCAATAAATCATATAACTACTTTAGTAGTAAGTTCTTGAATATTCAAGGTGACCATCGTTTTGAGATTAAACAAGAGATGATTGCTAAGGCTGCTTTTTGGGTTACTAAGAAAAGATATGGTCAATGGATTATCAATGATGGTGGAACACCTTGTGAAAAACTTGATGTTAAAGGTTTAGATATTGTCCGTAGTTCTTTCCCACCAGCATTTCGTGACTTTATGACTAAAGTTCTAAAGGCTATTCTTGCTAAAGTTCCTAAAGAAAAGATTGATGGTTTTATATTAAACTTCAAGGATAATCTACAGCATGAGAAGNTGGATAAGATTGCTCTACCAACGGGNGTAAANGGTATTCAGAAGTATACTGATAAGAGTAGAGGTGGGTTTAAAAGTAAAACTATGTTTACACCAATGAAGAAAGGTGCACCAGTTCATACCAAAGCCTCTGTTATATATAATGACTTACTTAAACATTACAAGGTTAATAACCATGAACCTATTTCAAATGGTAACAAAGTTCGTTGGGTATATCTTAAAACAAATCCATTTAACATAGATGGTTTGGCTTACAAAGGTTATGATGATCCTAAAGAAATCTTAGATTTCATCAATCAATATGTTGACCGAGATAAGTTGTTTGAAAAATCATTAAAGAAGAAGATACAGATGTTTTATGATGCTATGTCATGGGATATGCCAGTAGATAAAAAAAATACAATTGAAAAGTTTTTTTAACTTGACTTTTATAAAAATAATTAGTAAATTAATAACTTAATATGGAGAATAACAATAATGAATAAAATCACACTAGATACGTTCATCCAAAAATACAATCTTGGTGGTAGTATAAATTCAGTAAAGTGGGAGTCTAACGGCGAAACACTTTCTACTCGTTTTATATCACCAGATAAAAGTCTTTTGGGTGAATTATCACTTAGTAAACAATCACTTCCTAACTTTGAGGTTGGTGTATATGACACACCACTTCTATCTAAAATGTTAGGTACTCTTGCTGATAAAGTTGACTTTAATATAATCAAGTCACCATCAGATGAATCACAACCTGTAGCATTCGGATTTTCAGATGGTAAGATATCCATCAGTTATGTTCTTGCTGCTCTCGGTGTAATTCCTGATGTACCAGAACTAAAGAACATTCCTGAATTTGATACTTTAATCAATATCGATTCTCAGTTTATCAATTCTTTTATTCGTGGTAAAGGTGCTTTATCCGATGTAGAACATTTTTCTATTCAACCAGCAGATGGTGGTGTAGAGTTCGTTATCGGTTTTAGTGACATCAACTCGAATCGTATCAGTATCAAAGTTCAAAGTGGTGCTGTAAAGTTAACCGAACCAATCGTCTTTAATGCTAACTTATTTAAAGAAGTTCTAAATGCGAACAAAGAATGTTCAAAGGCAGTTCTCCAAGTTAGTTCAGGTGGTCTTGCTCACATAGACTTCAAGATAGACGACTTTTCTGTTAAGTATTACTTAGTATCACAACAGGTATAATATGAGTTCACACGGATTATGGGTAGAAAGATATAGACCACAAGACTTAACAACTTATGTTGGTAATGAACAACTAAAGACAAAAGTTGAGAGGTTTATAGAAGAACAGAATGTTCCACATCTATTACTATATGGTAGAGCTGGTGGGGGTAAAACAACTCTTGCTAAGATTATTACAAATTCAATTGAATGTGATTACCTTTACATTAATGCTTCTGATGAAAGAAACATTGACTTGGTTAGAGACAAATTAAAGAGCTTTGCTTCTTCAGTTGGTTTCAAACCAAATAAAATTGTAATCTTAGATGAGGCTGATTATCTTAATGTTAATTCAGCCCAACCGGCTCTCCGTAATCTGATGGAGACATTCTCTGCTCATTGTAGGTTTATCTTAACCTGTAATTATGTTGAGAAGATTATTGACCCGATACAAAGTAGATGTCAAACTTATAAAATTATCCCACCATCAAAGAAAGATGTTGCTGTTCACGCCAAGTATATATTGGAAAAAGAGAACATTTCCTTTGATTTAGATGATTTGGCTTTGGTTGTAACTGCTGGTTATCCTGACTTGAGAAAAGTTATCAATGATTTACAAAGACAAGCAATTGATGGTAAGTTAAAGATTGATAAAGATGGAATGTTACATAATGAGTTTAAACTTCAGTTCTTAGAGATGATACAAAATGGTGTTGATTTAAGAACTATTCGTAAGTTTGTAGCTGATAGTAACTTTACAGATTACACAGAGTTGTATCGTTTCTTATATGATGAAGTAGAGAATATTTCTGTGGAGAAGTTACCAGAGATTATCGTTGATATATCAAATGGTTCATATCAAGATGTGTTGGTCGTAGATAAAGAAATAAACTTTATGGCTACCATCTCTAACATACTTAAGAGGCTACAATGAGTACAAAACCAATGAAACCACTTCCTAAAAAACAAGTTCAAGTTGATTTAAAAGACGCTGATACGATGAAATGTCAGAAGTGTGAGAATAGTATCTTTATACAAGGATATGTAATCAAAAGAATATCTGCTATCGTTTCACCTAGTGGTAAAGAAGTTATCGCTCCAATTCAAGTTTTCAATTGTGGAAATTGTGGAGAGATGTTACCACTACAGGAATTAGATGAACTTATTTAAGTGGATTGATGAACTATTTACCAAGAAAAGACCTTGGGATAGTTTTTCGGAAGAGGAACAAAAGAAGTTTAGTCCGTTTATGGTTAATCGTTATTTAAGTATGAATAATGATTTCTTACCCATTGTTAATCACTTTCAGAGATTGACGATTGAAGTAATGCCACATTCTGCTGTTTATAAGTTCTATTGTTCCTTACTTCCAAATAAGAAAACTTATCTAAGATATCTTAGTGGTAAGAAAACAAAGGTCAATGAAAAGGTTGTTCCTTTCATTCAAGAATACTTTGAAGTTAGTAAGATACAAGCCGGTGAATATTATAACTTAATGACTAATGTTGAGTTAAAATCTTTACTAACAAAGTATGGTAAGACAGAAAAAGAAATAAAAAAGATGGGCGTGAAATGAGTAAGTTGTGGATGGCATTAGGAATATCTTTGATTGGTCATGTAATAGCATGGTTTCATATGCAAGGTCAGTTTAAATATGAGTGGGCAAAAAGTATTTGGTGGGTTATTATAGGTGGCATTCCAATTAGTCTATGTTTTTATTATGGAACTCGGTGGTACTATGAATATTTTAATAACTACTGGTATGTTAGACCTATAGGATTTGGTATGGGGACATTGGTTTTTGCTATATTAACTTTTACATTATTAAACGAAACGCCAGACACAAGGACAATTATTTCCTTGTTTTTATCAATTATTATTATTATATTACAACTGTCACATTTAATCATAAAGTAGAGGTTATAATGAACATAAAGGAAAGACAAATTGGCATATCTAGTGACATTCATCCAATTGTAGAACAAATGGAAAAAGAATGGCCTGAAATGACAAAAGAGTTCAGAAGATTACAAAAAGAACAATATGAACTATTTCTTAAAAAACAGCATGATTATGGTCCTGGTAATATTTCTGTAGGAACGCAATTACAGACCGAAGAAGAAGTACATCTATCACTTACTGGTTTATGGTTTCGTATGAATGATAAGATACAGAGACTTAAAACTTTACTAATGAGTGGTAGAGATAATGCAGTTCAAGGTGAGCCGATGGAAGATGCTTATTTAGATGTATCTAATTATGGTATAATGGCAACAATCGTTAAAAATGGTAAATGGGGTAAATAATGGAAAGACATTGGGGAGAAAAAAAGAAGACATCAACACCAAGAAAAGCTGGTGGAGAGGTTAATGAAAAACACATATCAGTACAAGATAATAAGATTTATTTTTACTCTGGTGTCAACAGAAATGCTTGTTGTGAGTTAAATAAAAAGATGGGTGAGTTAGAAGCAAAAGCTCTAACTTTATCATATAATCTTGATATGGAAGCACCACCTGTTAAATTGTTTATAAACTCTGGTGGTGGTAATATAGTAAGTGGTATTGCTTCTATGGATACAATATTGAGAAGTAAAGTTCCTGTCCATACTTATGTGGACGGATTCTCTGCTAGTGCTGCTACTTTTCTTTCAGTAGTTGGAACAAAAAGATATATGAGTAGAAACTCTTATATGTTAGTTCATCAATTATCTTCAACATTTTGGGGAACATACTCTAACTTTGAAGATGAGAAACAGAACTTAGATTTAATGATGAAGAGTATCAAGAACATCTATAAAGAATACACTAAGATTCCTATGAAGAAACTTAATCAGATTCTTAAACATGATTTATTTTGGGATGCTAATACATGTTTAGAATATGGAATGATTGACGAGATTATTTAATGGCACATATATCACATAGTCAGTTTACCACTTATAATGATTGTAACCTTAAATGGAAACTTCGTTACATAGATAAGTTAGGAACTTTTGTTGGTAACATACATACTCTTTTTGGAACAGCAATGCACACCGTAATACAAGAATACCTTTCGGTGATGTATAACAAATCTATCGTTGCTGCTGATAAACTTAATATGGAGTCTCGATTAAAAGAAGAGATGGTTACAGAGTTTACCAAGATAAAAGAAGGCAAAGGTGTTTTACCTTGTACTCAAGATGAGATGATGGAGTTTTATCAAGATGGTGTTGCTATAATACAACATTTCAGAAAGTATCGTAATAAATACTTTATGAAACAGAATTGGGAATTAGTTGGTATAGAAGTACCAATTCTAAAAGATGTCCAAGAAGGTGTTGATATGATGGGATATTTAGATGTTGTTATAAGAAACAAGATATCTGGTAAAGTAATAATCATTGACCTTAAAACTGCTACTCGTGGTTGGACAGATTTTCAGAAGAAAGACTTTAATAAGAAATCTCAGTTGTTGATTTATAAGAAGTTTTATTCTGAACTATTCGATGTTCCATTAGATAAGATTGATGTTATGTTTCTTATATTAAAAAGAAAGATAGCAAAGAACTCTGATTTTCTTATAACTAGATTACAGAAGTTTGAACCAGCAAATGGTGTACCAAGTATTAATAAGACAATACAGAAGTTAGAAGAGTTTAGAAAAGGTGTTTTCGATGATAAAGGAAACTATCTGTTAGAAAGAAACTATTCGGCTAAGCCTGGTAAAGCATGTAAATTTTGTGAATTTTATAATACGGAGAATTGTGAATGGGGAAAAATCCTATAAGAGTAGGGATAGTAGGAAGCCGTAAGTACGAAAATAGACAAAAGATAAAAGAGTTTATTTTTAAGTTAAAAACGGATAAAGGTTCTGATACGATAATAGTTAGTGGTGGATGTAAAACAGGCGCTGATAATTACGCTAAAAAATATGCTCTTGAATTAGGATTACAATATCAAGAGTTCCCACCCTTTCATGAGAATTGGAATATCTATTGTCCTAAGAATAAAGGAGATTATGGAAAACCATATAACGTTAAAAACTATTATGCTAGAAATAAAATAATAGCTGCTTACTCTGATTATATAGTTGCTTTTATACCAAGAGGGATAGATTCAAAGGGTTCTATGTCAACCATAAATTACGCTAAGAAATTTGGAAAAAAATACCTTGTTATTATTTAATACATATATTTATATATACTAGTTACATACAAGGAATAGGTTATGAAAAAAGATACTTTAACAAAGTTGACCTCCGTAAAAATAATTAAATCGTTATACGAACAATTTAAGTTTAAGACTGTCAACTCATCAATGAATTTACAAAAATTAGTCAATCGTTCTATTGATCAATACATACATGATAATGCTATACAAGAACAAATAGAAACGTATGACAATCTTCATATAAGTGGGAGTCAATTTTAATGAGAAGTGATATATTAAAAGCTAGTAGATTACATTTTAAAGCACATATTGAAAAACACAGAATAAATGTAGAGATTTTATTAGAAAATGGTGTGGGTGTCGCAGAACATCCTGATATTATGGAAACGATAGAAAAAGAGTTAGAGATTATCGCTGAGTATCATGATAAAGTAGAGATGCTTGATTTGTATTTCGGTGAAACGATAGTAAATGCTGGGGGAGTCATTCATGGTTAAGAAAAAAATATTATTAATGTCCGATGATTTACGAATGCATAGTGGAGTAGCTACTGTATCTAAAGATATTGTATTTGAAACACTACATGAATATGATTGGGTTCAGATTGGCGGCGCTATAAGTCATCCTGAAAAGGGTAAGATTGTCGATATGTCTGCTAATCTTGAAAAAGATTTTGGTATAAAAGATGGCTATCTTAGAATATATCCAGTTGATGGTTATGGTAATGAAGATTTACTAAGAGAAGTTATTGAAATAGAAAAACCAGATGCTATTCTCCATTATACAGATCCTCGTTTTTGGATTTGGTTTTATAATATGGAAGCAGAAATTCGTAGAGACATTCCTATTTTTTATTATAACATATGGGATGATTTACCAGATCCACAATATAATACGAACTACTATAAGAGTTCGGATTTATTAATGGGTATATCAAAACAAACTTATGGAATTAATAAAAGGCTATTACCTGATTATAAAGATTGGCAAATAACTTATGTACCACATGGCATATCACCAAAGAGATTTTCTAAGGTAGAAGATGATAACACTTCTTTATTAGATTTTGATGCTAAGCATGGTATAGAAGATAAGAAATTTAAAATACTTTATAGTAATAGAAATATCAGAAGAAAACAACCTAATGATGTTTTATGGCTTATAAATATTTTATGGATAAGTTAACACCTGAACAAAGAAAAGAATGTGTTTTAATTTTTCATTGTCAACCAGTTGACGACAATGGTACGGATTTACCAAGAGTTCATAGGCATTTATGTCCTGAGTATGATGTTAAATTTACATACGATACAGATGGAAGACCTTTTAATGATTCTGAGATGAATTTACTATTTAACTCCGCTGATGTTTATATTAACTTAGCTAGTAATGAAGGTTTTGGGTTAGGTAGTGCTGAAGCACTTACTGTTGGAACACCAATCATCGTAAATGTCACTGGTGGTCTACAAGACCAATGTGGATTTAAGAAAGACGGTGAGTTATTAACACCTGATGATTATGTAGAGTTAGGTACTAATCATAAGGGAACTTATACAGAACATGGTGAATGGGTATTTCCTGTGTTTCCATCTAACAGGTCTTTACAAGGTTCTCCTATGACACCTTATATTTGGGATGATAGATGTCAACCTGAAGTTGCTGCTAGACAATTAGAGAAATTATACGATATGGATAGAGAAGAAAGAAAAAGACTTGGTTCATTGGGAACAGAGTTTTGTAAAGAAAATCTAATGACATCAAAAGCTATGGGACAAGAGTTTATTAATTCTATGAATGGGGCATTTGATAATTGGAAACCACAACCTAAATATCATATGGAGGAAGTATGAAACATAATGTGTTAATGATTGCACCTTTTAATACCCGTAGTGGTTACGGTGACCATGCTCGCTCAATATATTATTCTATTATGGATAGAGATGATTTGGATATTAAGTGTCTTGATGTTAAGTGGGGAAATACACCAAGAAACCATCTTAGACCAGAAGTTCCAAGGCATAAGAAATTATTAAATACCTTTATACGACAAGATCAAATACAAGGTCAGCCTGATATTCTCATTGATATTAGAATACCTAATGAATTTGCTACTGGTGCGAAGATAAATATCGGTATAACTGCTGGTGTAGAAACGGATGTTGTTTCACCCGCATTTTTAGAAGGTATGAATCGTATGAATTTCAATATAGTTCCATCTAAATTTACAGCAGATACATTTAATCGTTGTGTTTTTGATAAAATGCAAGATGCTCCTAATGGGGAAAAACAAAAAGTTGGCGATATAAGAAATGAAAAACCAATATCAGTTTTATTTGAAGGTGTAGATACAGATGTATATTTTCCAAGAGATAAAAACCAACTAGATAAGGGTTTAACTAAAGAATTAAATGAACTTATCAAAGAAGACTTTGCTTATCTTCATGTGGGACAATGGGGTAATCAAGGATTTGGAGAGGACAGGAAAAATATAGGAGTTTTGATAAAGTCTTTTCTAAAATCATTTTCTAATATCCCCAATTCACCAGCACTTGTTCTTAAAACTAATGGAGCTAATTTTAGTCTTCTTGACAGAGAAAATATAAAGAAAAGAATAAAAGAAGTTAAGAATATGTTTAAAGGAGTTAAGACTCCAAATATTTATTTAATACATGGTGACTTTACTATTGAAGAAATGTCAACACTTTATAACCATCCAAAGATTAGTGCTTTCATTACTTGTACTCATGGTGAGGGGTTTGGAAGACCAATGTTAGAAGCTAGTTGTTGTGACTTACCTGTGATTGCTTCTAAGTGGAGTGGTCATATGGATTTTCTTACTGATTCAGAATCTATGTTAATTGATGGGTTTATAAAACCAGTTCCAAAGTCAGCTCTTTGGAAAGATATTATCGTAGAACCATCAAAGTGGTTTGATGTAAATGAAGCTGATGTAGTTAGAAAGATTAGAACTTTTCATAAGAAAAGAAAACTAATACAAAAGAAAGCCGTTCGTTTAGGTAAGAAAAACAGAAGGAAGTTTTCGTTGAAAGCTATGGCAACAGAGTTTAATAATATTATTGATGCTGTTTTAAAAGAAATACCACAACCAGTTAGTTTAAAACTACCTAAACTTAAAAAAGTTGATAGCGATAGTAAACAACCATCAAAGATAAAATTACCTAAACTTAAAAAAGTTACATAATGGAAGATTATACCTTAAGAGTAAAATGTCCTGTCTGTATGAAAAATCTCGGAGAGGAAATAGATGACACGCTTATATTACTTGGCGATGAAGAGCAGAACATGCAATGTTTAGCTTGTGGTTATAGTTCCAATAATAAGATGAAAGAACATATAAGTGAGAATCCGTTTCCACAAGAGTTCAAAGATGTATGTGAAAAAATTGGAGATAGATTTTGGGCACCATCTGTATTTACTACAGCAAATTATCAAGTAGTTCCTATGGTAGAAGATAAAGAGTTGAAGTGGAGAATATTCCCCCATCATGATCCTAAAACGGAAGTGGTTGTTCCTAACTTTACTAGTGCTTATAAAATGGTAGAAAAAATGGAGATAACAATTGGCGAATCGATACAACAACAAGCGGATAGTTAAATCTATCCAAACAATAGGTGTCGGTAGGTTACTACCTGGTATGATACTTACCTTTAATTATTCTGAACAAGGTGTTAAGGATCCTAGACCTATCTTACTTTATTTAAATACTAATAAAGAAACTAAAAATATAGAGGGGTTGAATATGAATTACCTCAATGCCACTAAACTAAAAAAGTTATTTACTGTTGCTGATTTTAAGAAAACAGAATTAGATGAGGTAGAGAATCTAATCAGTTTAAAAGAAGATTACTTTAGACTACAGATTGCTAATCCAAAGAAAAGAAGTGCTATGACACCCAAAAGATTTTATAGTGATGTAATATCAGCCGATAAATACTTTAAGGGATCGTATAGGTCATATAAACTTACTAAGTTGACTTCACTAAAGGTTACACAAATAAACATGGAGTTTATCAAGTGAAAATTAGTTATTCTATGTTNGTTCATAACGAAGATGAAACTCTTGAAAAGTTACTACAAACTTTATTATCATATAAACAACCTCAAGATGAGATTGTNGTTCTTGATGACTATTCTGATAATGAAAAGACGAAAGCTATATTAGATTATTATTCATCTACTACAGATATAAAGTTAGACCAAAGAAATTTACTAAAAGATTTTGCTAGTCAAAAAAATTATCTTAAAGGTATGTGTTCTGGTGATTATAGTTTTAACTTAGATGCTGATGAAATGATATCTCATTGGTTCATGAAAGATATACACGATATACTTGAGGGTAATGAAGTTGATTTAATCTTTGTTCCAAGAATAAATACTGTAGAAGGTATAACAGAAGAACATTGTAGGATGTATGGGTATCAAATAAATGAAAAAGGATGGATAAACTATCCTGATTGGCAAGGTCGTATCTTTCGTAACCGACCAAACATTCGTTGGGAAAAACCTGTTCATGAACAACTAACGGGTTTTCAGACCTATGCTCATTTACCACAGGAACAAAAGTATTCTATCACCCATCCTAAAACGATAGAAAGACAAGTAGAACAAAATAAATTTTACAATGAAGAAATAACTGCAAAACTTTAAGGAATTTAAATGAAGATATTAGTAGCAGGTGGTGCTGGATTTGTCGGTACTAACTTAATAAAAAGATTATTAAAAGACAAACATGAGGTTCATGCTGTAGATAACTACTCTACTGGTTTTAAATCCAATCATCAAGATGGTTGTACTTATCACGAGTATGATTTAGCAAGTGAGCATATGTTAGGTATTTATGTAAATCACAGTACATATCCTTATTGGAGAGAATTTGAATTTGATTTGATAGTTAATGTAGCTGCTTTGGCTAGAATACAACCATCTTTAAAAAATCCATTAAAGACAATAAGAAATAATTTCAATAGTGCTTTACATACATTAGAGTGGGCAAGAGATAATGAAACACCTGTAGTTTTTGCTGGTTCAAGTACACTTCATCACGGGTTATGGGGTAGTCCTTATGCTTGGTCAAAATATGGTGGAGAACAGCTTTGTGAATTATATAATAAAGTGTATAACTTACCAACTGCTATTTGTAGATTTTATAATGTTTATGGCGAACATCAATTAGAAGATGGAGCATATGCCACGGTTGTGGGTATTTTTGAAAAACAATATCGTGAAAACAAACCACTAACTGTTACCGGAGATGGGAAACAACGAAGAGATTTTACTCACATAGATGATATTGTGGATGGTATAGTTCGATGTGGTACTGGTTTGTTAGGAGATAATCCTATATCAAGTGGTCAAGCCTATGAATTAGGTAGAGGTACGAACTTTTCAATTAATGAGTTAGCAGATATGTTTGGTAAAGATTATCCTAAAGAATACATACCAGCAAGAAACGGTGAGTATCCATTCACTTTGGCTGATTATACAAAAGCAAATCAAGAACTTGGTTGGCATCCAACTAAAGATATTAAAAATTATATAAGTGGAGTTATAAGTTAAATGGACAAAATTTATTTAGTAAAAGATACAATAGATAAGAATGATATAGATAAACTAATTGATTGGTTAAAAACATATCCAAGACTAACTAAAGGACCTGTAACATTAGAACTAGAAGAGAAATACTCTAATTGGTTAGGGAGAAAGTATTCTGTATATGTCAACTCAGGCTCTTCTGCTAATCTAATAATGTTATCAGCATTACAGCAAGGTAAATATTTAAAGAACAATAAGGTGGTAGTACCATCTGTTGCTTGGGCTACTGATTTAGCACCAGTCATGCAGTTGGGATTAAAACCAATTTTGTGTGACTCTAATAAGAGAGATTTGTCAGTTGATTTGGTACATTTAGAAAAGATATTTAAAGAGGAATCTCCATCAACTCTAATGTTTGTTTCAGTTTTAGGTTTAGTTCCTGAAATGGGTAAGGTTGTAGAATTATGTGAAAAGTATGATGTTATATTACTAGAGGATACTTGTGAATCAATGGGGTGTAAGTACAAACAAGTTAAGTTAGGAACATTTGGTAAGATGTCAAGTTTTTCAACTTATTTTGGTCATCATATTTCTACAATTGAAGGTGGGTTTGTTTCAACTGATGATAAAGATTTATATGATATATTAATATCAATAAGAGCTCATGGATGGGATAGGGATTTAGATACTGAAAAACAAATTGAGTTACAACGAGATTGGGATGTTTCTACTTTTAATGCACTCTATACTTTTTATTATCAAGGTTTTAATGTCAGAGCTACAGATTTACAGGCATACATAGGTTTAAGTCAAATCGATAAGCTTGATGGTTGGGGTTTGAAAAGAGAATATAATTATTTAACATATCAAAAATTAGTCAAAAATAATTATTGGAAACCAAGCACAGAACTAAGTGATTTTAATTCTAACTTTGCTTATCCTGTAATACATCCTAACAGAGACAAAATAGTCAAAGAGTTGGAAAAAAATGGTGTTGAGGTTAGACCTATGATATGTGGCTCAATGGGAACTCAACCATTTTATGTAAAAGAATATGGTAAATTAGAGCTACCTAATGTTACAGAAATTGATAGGTATGGTTTTTATGTACCAAATAATCCACATATAACCGATGACGAAATAGTTTTTATTTCTAACATAATTAATGGTCAAATAAATGACTAAAAAATTTACAGATAGAAAAATTATTAATGGTGTTTTTGATGGAGTTAAATTAAATCAACCAAGTTCTTATCAAGATTATCGAGGATATTACTATACGATAAATGATACTGAAGATAACGATGTTGAGTATGTAAAAGATAAGTTAAGCACTTCATCAAAAAATGTCTTACGCGGAATACATGGTGATTACAAAAGCACAAAATTAGTAACTTGTGTTCATGGAGAGGTCTATTGTGTTATTGTTGATAATAGAAAAAATTCTGATACTCATATGAAATGGGCTTGGGAAATACTTAGTGTACACAACAAAAATATTTTAGTATTACCACCTGGCGTAGGATTAAGTTATCTTATAACTAGTGAAAGTGCTAATATCTTTTATAAATGGGCTTATCCAGGTGGCTATCCCGATGTGGATGATCAATTTACATTGAAATGGAACGATAAAAGTCTAAAAATCTTTTGGCCTATCAAAGAGCCAATATTACAACCGAGAGATTTATGATTAAAATATCTAAAGAAATGAGAAGACTCATAGTAAGTGCAGCATATCATGCTAATCATGGNCATATACCAAGTGCTTTATCCATAGTTGAAATTATGAAAAGTTTTAATCAAGTTGAAACTGAAGATGATGTTATNATTTTAAGTAANGGNCATGGATGCCTAGCTTTATATTCTTTATTAGNTATCCAAGGTCATATTNATGAAAAAGAATTATTGACTTTTGGTAAAAAAGGTAGTAGATTAGGTGGTCATCCAGATAGAAATAAAGTTGATAAAATTTATGCTTCAACTGGTTCACTTGGTCATGGACTTCCAATTGCTATTGGAACTGCAATTGCAAAAAAAATAATGAAAAAAAACGGAAAGGTATTTTGTGTTATTGGGGATGGTGAAATAAACGAGGGTTCAATATGGGAATCTATTTTGATAGCTGTTGATAATAAATTAGATAATTTAATTTGTGTAGTAGACTATAATAAATCACAAATAAGGTCTTTAGAACCAAAACTAAATATTCAAATGTTTGAGTCATTTGGATGTGATGTAATTGAAATTGATGGGCACGATGTAGACTCTTTAGTACAGGCTATGAAATTAAGTAGTGTAAAAAAACCAAAAGTTATTTTAGCCAATACTGTTAAGGGGAAGGGTATAAAAGAAATAGAAGATAATATGTTTGCTTGGCACCACCGAGCACCAACTGAAGAAGAATATAAAAAATTCTGTGAGGAAATTTATGAGAGCTGAGTTTGCTAAATTATGTCATGAAGTAGTTCAATCTGATTTAAAATCAGTAGTAATGATAGGTGATATAAGTCATTTTCTTTTAAGAGAAACAGAACAAATTGCACCTGACAGATTTTATAATATAGGTATATGTGAGCAATCAATGGTTGGGATGGCTAGTGGTATGGCTATTGAGGGTATGCGACCTATTATTCATACTATTTCTCCCTTTCTTGTGGAAAGAGCATTTGAACAGATAAAAAATGACATAGGGTATCAGAATACAGAGGTGACAATAGTGACGGTTGGTGGGACTTATGACTACGCTGATTTGGGTTGTACACATCATTGTTATGGTGATATTGCTATGATGAGATTAATTCCAAATATGCAAGTGTTTGAACCATCTAGTCCAGTTGAATTTAGAAATTTATTTAAAGATACTTGGGGAAATGGCCATCCAAAATATTTTAGATTGACAAAAGAACAACATTCACAGCAGATAGATGTTACGCCTGGAGATTTAGAGGTAGTTAGAGAATCTAAAGATGGTAGATATGCTTTTGTCACAGGACATATTTTAGATGATGTATTAGAGTCACCGAACATTGGAGTGATTTATGTTCATACTTTATCACATATCAATTCGAAATCTAAAAAGTATGTAGGTAAATTGTTAAGAGAATCTAAAAAAGTATATTCTGTTGAAAATCATTTTAAAGTAGGTGGTTTGGGTGATTTTATAAGTGATACATTTAATGTTAATGTACATCGAATTGGTATGGAAAGAAAATTTCTTACGAGTTATGGTTCTTATGATGATCTTAGAAGAGAAAGCGCTATGGATAAAAATTCTATATTAGAACAATTGAGGTGGATATAATGAACAAATATTTAAAAGAATCAATGGATAAAATAAGTAAAGTTATTGGAGCGCCACTTGATGAGTTTAAAGGAAAGACAATTTTAATTACCGGAGCCAATGGTCTGATAGGTGGTTTCTTAACAGATTTTTTTGTTTATTTAAATGAAGAATTAAACTTTAATTGTAAGTTGGTTTTAACCAGTCTGAGCTCAGATCCAAAAAGATTAGAAGATGTGATTCATAAAAAATATATTACTTACTATTCTAGAGATTTAACCAGTGATGCTTGGTTTTTTGATAAAGTAGATTTTTGTTTTTATTGCGCTGGATATGCTCAACCAGGTAAATTTTTAGCTGATGCTGATAAAACGTATTCTTTAAATGTTGATGCTATGAGAAGAGTATTTGACTCAGTTTTATCTAATAATCCAACGGCTAAAGGATTATTCATAAGTAGTTCTGAGGTTTATGCTTTAAACAAAACTGATAAGTCACATCATGAATCGGATGATTTGAGTGTTTACTTATGGCATAAAAGGGTAACATATATTCTTGGTAAAATAGCTGGAGAATACAATATTCAATTATTAAGTGACAAAGGATACAATGCTAGGTCTGCGAGAGTTTCTCTATGTTATGGACCAGGACATCTTATGAGTGATTCTCGTGTTATGAGTGAGTTAACTCAAAAAGGAATTGAACAAGAAACTATAAATTTATTTGATGATGGATCTTCATATAGAAAATATCAACACATTTCAGATTGTTGTATAATGTTGATAAATATTATTTTAAGAGGTAAATGGCCGGTTTATAATGTGGGTGGTAAGGAAGAAATAACTATATATGATATGGCAAAAATAATTGGTGATAAATTTAAAAAACGAGTTGTGAGGGGTAAGGTTAATAATGATGTAGCCGACTCAGCTCCTAAAAAAGTTTCTATATCATTAGATAGATACGAAGAAGAATTTGGTAATTTTGATTTTACATCATTTGAAGATGGTATGGAAAATTACCTAAATTGGTTTTCAGAAGAACATAAAAAATAGGACAAGTATGAGATATTGTTTTGATATAGATGGTACGATATGTTCCACTAATTGTGAGTATAAAGATTCTGTTCCATATCAAGAGGTTATAGATTGGATAAATAAAAAATATGATGAAGGT